GTCGCAGTCTGGATGGTATGCTACATACCCACGGAAGGTAGGTGAAAGTAGCATGTACGCTTTGAGGTATCGAATGAGTTGTTGCTTTTGAAAAGCAGTTCCTTTTGCGTTCTTGTCATTGCCTGGAGTAAATTCGATGTCCTGAGTCTTCAGTATCTTTTGAACTGATAGAAAGTTGAACTCGGAAGCAGCAGGCTTGACTGAAGCTATAATGTCGTCTCCGGTGACCTTGTGGATCACATCGTGAGCGAAATCGCCGACGAGCGCAGATGGAAAAACTGTCTTGTAGCAAGCAGACATATGATACGTGTTGACTGTTGAGTTAAGATGACACGTTGTGACTTGTCCTGATGGATTACTATTGTACTTGATCCACACAGAGTGGCCTGCGACAACTACGGCATTTAGCATGCAATGGATATAAATCCTGCGTTGCTGAGAATGTTCAGGTCCATAGAAGATGTCGCACATGCGAAGCCAAGGCTCGCATGACGGTGGAGTGACAAGAGTCTCGAAAGCGGCGTAATCACCGTCGAACCAAAGTTCGGAGTGATCCATCATTTTCTGGACCATTTCATTCCAATCAGCGGTATTAGTATCCATTCCGATTGAAGATGGAAGTACGCGATGATTGCGTGACATGTAGTCAATGAAGGCACCAAAGTGCATTTTACCCAAGATAGTCCATTCGTAAGGTGAAATTTCGAAGGTTCGGGTTTTAGCACATTTCTCGATTGGACGAGATTCATCCTTCAAGCAGGCTGTAAGAACAGCCCACGGATAAACTCCGTCATTAACAAGGTTGTTGAGCTTGTTAAAAGCAATGAGAAATTCTGGATCCCAACGATCCATTGGTCCTTCAGGTGTAAGGATGCTTCTCTTCTTAGTCCAAGGATACCCGACCGATGTTTTCGGGTCGAGTAGAGCCACGGCTTCAACTGGTGAAAGTAGAGCACGTGGTCCGGAATAAGTGTCCAAAGCACGAAGATAAGCTTCGCAGGTAGCAGCGATAGCGTATTCGTGAATGACAGAAAAGTACGGCAAAACGTTGATTCGACCGAATCGGGCTTCGCGTTCGAAAAGCTTAGCCCAACTCTTGATGGTAATTCCTTGTCCTTGCGGTGGAAAGATAGAACGTTTGAGTTGTGTCTGAAAAGGAGTGACAACATTGCGACGGTTGTAGCCGACTACTGTAAAGCAGCCTTCTGGCACCCGGCAAGAAGAATCCAGATCAACACCAAACATCCCATCGCAGTTTTCTATGCCCTGATATTTAATCGGGTTGTAGATAAACTGCTTGCGAAGAACAGTATTGCACCAAGAAAGGTCAAGTCCTGTAGTCCCAGAATGAATGCCGTGACAAACCAACCTCCCACCGTAAACGGAGAAGATTGGCATGCCGCAATCGCCATTTTTAGAGGCAAAGCGGTAGCGAAGAGGACGATCAGTGACAAGACAAGATTCGGTTGGTCCGGTTGAGTCGTAGGTGATTGGGCCCATTGAACGGCCTGCAGCATCAAGAAACCAGTATTCAACTGGTGAGACACGATACACTTTTTGTGGAGTGTAGAGATCATCATCGAAATAACGAGTCAAATCACGCATGCCTGGAATAGGCATTCGCAACTTGATGATCACAGCGTCGTGGACAAGATGTTTGTCTCCTTGACGGAAGCTTCGGTGAGTAGCTTCGTGAGGCTCGAACTGATGTGCAAAAATCAGCCCGTTGGCAAACTCAATTTCGTATTTCTTAGAAACGAAAGAATTAGCGACTCGGAAGAAATGAGCGTTTGTCAACAGAGTTTGATTGTTGACGAGCAATCCATGAATTCGGCGAACGCCCTCATGACGAAGCCAGACTACTTGAGACTGGATTCGTTTGAGTTGCGGAGCAATTGCATCAGAATCATCAGAACCATCCATTTTGTTGGGACGGAGGTCATCAGAATCTTCGCTATCAGGTTCAACGATGTTAGATTGCATTTTAATAACATCGCGTTTGTGAGGCGGTTGACGTTTTCCTCGTGTTCGAGACGAGGGGACAGACTGCATTTCAACAATTTGATTACCTTCTTTCTTAGATTGGTGAAACCAAGTTGCAGCTCCTCCCAAAAGGAAGGTTGCAATAGTAGCTCCG